CGGAGTCGGTAGCGATCGGGATCGTGCGGGTGCCGGAATTGGTGCGGATGGTCTTTGCCAGAGTACGGAAGATGTTATTCTCCTCCAGGCCCTGAATCAGCTGGCGCTCGAACTCGTCCGGGACGGTGAAACCACCGTTCTCGCCGACACCTACGGAAAGCGCATCCCTGACTTCGAGGGAGTTGTTACCGCGCATCATATTCCAGAAGGCATCGTTGTACTCAGCAGTCGCGGTCGGACGGACATTGCCCTTGCGCTGGCTGGCCTTGGGATCAGCATGGACCGGCGCGGAAGTCGCTGCGGACAGCTTGGCGTCCATCTCCATCTGGTCCTCCAGACGGGTGATCTCATCGCCCAGCGCCTTCACATCGGCAGCCATCTTGTTGTACTGCTCGACGGCATCAGCGGCCACGAGACCGTTCTCATCTCTGTGTTCCTCCAGAAAAGCCTTAGTCTGCTCCCAGAGGGTGTTGCGCTTGTTACGCAGTTCAATGATCTTACTCATGATATTTTTCCTCCATAAATAAAAATTGCCGGATTCCTCAACGGAGGAATTCCAGCTTGTCCCTGAGAATCTGATAGGGCACGGCCCCATCCTCGGTTTTTCCGTCCATCCCGATCACGGGAGCAGGCGGCTGTACATCAGGCGGCTCTTCTGCCGCAGGGTTACTTGTGCGCAGGCGGTTTAGGATCGCCAGCCCCATCTGCCTGGTAGAATAGAGCTGCGCCTCCAGCACCGGTCCGTCGTCCGGCCCGGAAGGTTCCTCGTCCGGTTCCTGCTCAGGCTCAGGCTTCTTGGCCTCATACAGGATTTCATCGCAGAAGCCAAGGTCCAGCGCCTTCTTTGCGTTCATCCAGGTCTCACTCTCCATGAGCTCCGCCACCTTGTTATGGCGCAGGCCGGTTTTGGCAATGTAGGCGTTGATGATGGATTCCTTCACTTCATTCAGCGTCTCGATGGCCTTTTCCATGTCCTTGGCGTTACCCATCGCAATGGTGGACGGGTCGTGGATCATGAGAAGCGCCGTGGGAGACATCTGCACCTGATCACCCGCCATGGCAATGACGGAAGCTGCCGATGCCGCGATACTGGCGATGCGAACCGTGACCGCACCGGCGTATTCCTTCAGCATCGTGTAGATCTCGGCTGCAGCAAAGACATTCCCGCCCGGAGAATTGATCCAGACCGTCACATCCCCATCCTCAGCTTCGAGATCTTCGCGGAACATGGCAGGCGTGATTTCATCGCCCCAGAAGTTATCGTTGTCGATTGGCCCTTCGAGGCGAAGGACCCTGCCTCCGCTGTCGTCGTGAATCCAGTTCCAAAATTTCTTCATTTCTTCCTCCTGTTATCTGGCGCGGATTCCGCTGCCGTTTTGATCGCTGCTTTCCCGGCGTCCTCCAGCTTGACGTAGCCGCCGTTCAGGTAATAATCGTCGCCGCCTTTTTCTGCCGGAATGAGGTCCATGTTTTCGAGGCGATGGATATCATTCGGAGACAGAAAGCCGTTGCTGATGCCGGTGGCATAGCCCTGCATCCTGGACTGGTAATCGCCGCGCAGCAGCCCGTCCACATTGAACTTCGGGAAATACTCGTCCTGCTCATCCGGCAGCAGCAGATCCTTGATGATGGCCTGCTCGAAGCGGACCAGCCAAGGCGTCAGGGTATGGACCACGAAGTCGATGCTCTGGTGCTCGATGTTTGAAAATGTGGCATGCTCCAGGTCCTGCACCATATGGGGCGGCACTCGGAAGATGCGACAGATTTCATTCACACCGAACTGCCTCGTGGAGAGGAACTGGCTGTCCTCCGGAGGCAGGGAGATGGCTTTGTACTGCATGCCTTCTTCCAGCACGGCCACCTTGTGGGCATTGTTGGCACCGCCATATACATCGGACCAGTTCTCGCGGATTTTCTCCGGGTTTTTCAGAACGCCCGGATGCTCCAGAACACCGGACGGCTGTGCACCGTTTTTGAAGAAGGCGCTGCCGTACTTCTCCACGGCCAGCGTGGTACCGAGGCTGTTTTTCATCATGGCGATCGGAGAAAAGCCCACCAGCCCATTGAAGCCGAGGCCCGGAACATGGAACACCTCGTCATAACGGAAGTAGATGTCCTTGTTTTTCGCGCCGGGAACCTCGTCGGTATAGGCGTGGTAGATGTAATAAATCTGCCCGCTCTCATCCCGATCTGTTTCCACGTTTTCTGGGAACAGCGGATACAGCGCCATGATGTTATTCCTACCATCCCGGATGATCTGCGCGTAGCTGTTTCCCCAGAGGAGCAGATGCGTCATCATCGTCTCCCGGAAAGAAAAACTCGTCATTTCCGGATTGGGCTGCCGGTACAACAGCTTATACAGCGGATGGTCCACGGCGCGTTCCTTCGCATTGGAGCCATCCTTCATCCGGTACAGATGCAGCGGAAGCCCTGCTACCGTCTCGGCCAGCAACCGGACGCAGGCATAGACCGTTGCGATCTGCATGGCAGATTTCTCATCCACCCGCTCGCCGGAATCGGCCCGTCCGAATACAAAGGTCTGCCCGGAGTCGCGGACGTTATCCGTCACCTCCGGGAGCGCGGGAGCATCCCGTGGGCTGATGCCCAGCCATTCAAAGAATCCCATGTCAATACCTCCAGACATTGAAAAAGGACCGCCCGTCTGCCGGGTGGCCCTCGCACTTTTTCACGATATCAGTATAGTACATTTCTCAAGGAGAATTTTATCCTGTTTTGGACACCCGATCAGAAGACCATGAGGCCGCGCTCGTCATAAACGCTGCTGGTGTTTTCATGGCGGATGCACCGGTCCAGCGCCATGATCGCAGCCACGATGCCGTCGATCTTTTCCGGCGACTTGGCCTTGGTGCATTTGATATTCCCGGCAGGGTCCGTGTCCACCACGACGTTTCCGCTCATCCAGCGCATGACCGGATGGCCGCCGTGAATGATCCGCCCTTCCATCAGCAGCTTATAGAACTCCTTCGTCGGAGGCGACATGTCCTTGTAGCCCTGACCGAACGGAACGACCGTAAAGCCCATGCCCTCAAGGTCCTGCGTCATCTGCACAGCGCCCCAGCGGTCGAAAGCGATCTCAAGGATGTTGTACTGCGTGCCCAGGTCCTCGATGAACTTTTCGATGAAATCGTAATGGATCACGTTCCCCTCGGTCGCGTTCAGGTATCCCTGTTTGTACCAGACGTCATAGGGCACCGAGGCCCTGCGGACCCGGATCGGAATGGTGTCCTCCGGTATCCAGAAAAACGGGAGCATCACGTATTTTTCTTCCGGCGTGCGCGGAGGGAACATGAGCACGAAGGCCGTGATGTCCCCGGTACTGGAAAGGTCCAGCCCGCCGTAGCAGTCGCGGCCTTTGAGGGAGTCCAGGTCGATCGGCACATTACCCAGATCGTAGATCTGCTCCGGGATGAAGCGCGTCAGGGACGACACCCACATATTGAGCCGGAGCTGCTTGAATACGTTCTCCTCCGCAGGATTGTCCACGGCCTCCTGAAACATCTCCCGGACGCGGTCAATCTGGATCGTCTGGCCGAGGGACGGATTTGCCTTGTACCAGTTTTTCTCATCGGTCCAGTCCTCATCGTCGGCAAGCCCGTACACCACCGGGTAGAAGGTATGGTCGATCTTCCGGCCCGCCATGATATCCAGCGCCTTGGTATGCAGCTCATAGCAGATGCTTTCCTTATCCGTGCCTGCGGTCGTGATCAGGAAGTACAACGGCTGCTCCCTGGCATCACCGGAGCCCTTGGTCAGAACGTCGTATAGTTTCCGGTTGGGCTGCGCATGGACCTCGTCCAGCACCAGCCCGGATACGTTCAGGCCGTGTTTGGTCCCGACCTCTGCGGAAAGCACCTGGTAGAAACCGGCATTCGTGTAATTCACGATCCGCTTGGTAGCGGCAGCAACCTTGGACCGCTTATATAGTGCCGGTGCCTTTTCCACCATACGTCTGGCCACATCAAAAACGATGGACGCCTGCTGCCGGTCTGCCGCAGCACCGTAGACCTCCGCCGCAGGCTCCCCATCGGCATAGAGGAGGTAGAGCGCCACCGCTGCCGCCAGCTCGCTCTTTCCATTTTTCTTTCCGATCTCCACATAGGCCGTGCGGAACTGCCGGTGGCCGTTCTCATCCACGACACCGAAAATGTCCCGGATGATTTGTTCCTGCCACGGCAGCAGCCAGAACGGTTTCCCATCCCACTTGCCCTTGGTGTGCTTCAGGTTCTCAATAAATGTAACGGCCCGGTCTGCCTTCGCCTCGTCATAATGGGAGGTCGGAAGCATAAACCGGGTCGGCTCATAGTTTTTCAGTTTCGGATAGTTCTTCGGTCGTTCCCTCGGCATCACGCATCACCTCCCAGCAGCGCTTCGAGCTCATCCTCTGTGCCGCTGCCGGTGGTGTCCGCAACGATACGGGAGCGGGATGCAGGCGTCAGGCCGAACTGCTCGGCAAAGCGGTTCATGACCTTCAGGTAGGTCTGCGCTATGGATACCTGCGGCACCTGCTGCCAGTACCCGGACGGCGTTTTCACGATCGTCCCGTGCTGGGTGATGAACTCCTCAGCCTCTTTCCATCGGGCATACGCCTGACAGTAACCGGCGAAGGCCGCCATATCCACTTCGGTAAGCACGCCCATGAGCTCCATCTTCTTGGCGAGCCTGCGCCATTCCTTTTTGGCTTCCGGCTCCAGCCACTTCGGACAGGAGGGTGCCTTTTTCTCTGGCCTCGGCTCTTTATCATTCAGTTTCCGTTTTCCCGGATTGCCCTCCAGCTCCTTGATCGCTGTCGGCGTGGGCTTCCTTCCTCTGGTCGCCATCACTTTCTCCTCCTTCCTCAACTTCTATAGGACAGAGCACAGATGGATCATTCACCATTGCGTCATATGGCAGCTCGTGCCTGTCGATTAAAAAAATGACAGCCATATGATCACCCCCATCTGGCATAAAAAAACAGACCCTTTCGGATCTTCGTCATAACGAGGAACACAGCCTCTCGGCTGCATCCCTGTTGGGTTTTCTGTTTTTGTCAGCCCCTGCCGACGTTCCTTTGGATCTTCTTGGCCCGCTCCAGCGCCTGCCGGAGCAATCCCCGAATCTCCTTCATGGCCTCCGGGTCGTCCCACTTGGCTCCGACCGGATCGTACCGGATGCTCTCAAGTGTGCTGAAAAGCTCCGAGGCTAAGGAATCCGCATCGTCCGTCAGGGTGTACAGGGCTTCCTCGATCTGGTTCATGGTCGGCCCCTCCTTACTGCTGCATCGCCCAAGCGATCGCGTGGCCGTCATCCTCGAACTCGACCTCGCTGGCTGCGGCCAGCCCGATCGTGCCTTCGCAGGTGTGGTCGTCGCTTAAGAATTCGTAGGTGGCTCCGAAGTAGCAGGGCTTGTTCTTCCCGTTGTAGTAA